AATTTTAGAATAGTCTTCCGAGTCGATTAGGTTCTTTGCTTTACGTCCGAATCTTACTGCGAGTTCACCCGTGTGCGTTGCTTGAATAATCTTTAACCTTGGCTCACGGCCCACCATCCATGCTGGTAGCAAGTATGATGCAAACTCTGATTTCGTGTGCCTTGGTGGCATGTTCACGATTAGTCTAGTAATTTCTCCTGTTGCAAGTTTATTAAATTTATCTGCTATGTGTCTATGGTGGGAGCCTTCAATAAAATCGGGCCACATACATTTGACAAAGGATAAAAAGTCATCTTTAGCTTTGTTCTGTATCTTTTTTTCAGCGTGCATTACTTGCAGCTGTTTATATTTCCTACGTACATCTGCAGGTAGTTTACTTATATCTATATTATTCAAATTCATTTAAAATTTTTTAAAAAATTTTTTGCATCACATTTAAGATGTTCAACATGTTTTTACCAGCTAAAACTCTGTAAATCAAGCTATACAACCTAGAGTAGTGGGACCCCTTTTACATAAAAAGGGGGATAGGGTCGAAGCGATTAGTGATGTTTGGGATTGGTTCGGGACCCCTGGCCCGTTAGGGCCAGGGGTAAGAGAGTTAGTCTAGTAATGTCATATATGCTTTGGCATTTAATCTACTAAACATAGATAAACCTTTTTGTACTAGAGTATAATTCTCTAGTTGCTCATCTAGTTTTATCTGATCGTATAACTTTGCCTCTTGCTCGGTTAACATTTCAGACTCACCAGAAAAAGGGTTCGTTCTTTTTATATTTCTTTCTGTTGTCATATGGGATAATCCTACTCTATTTCAGTTCTATTGTCAACCCTTTCAATAGAATAACTTGGACCATAACTATAATCAGTTTTTACCTTACGATATCCTTGGCTCTCGCGTCTGTGTCTGATAAACTCAATCGGTCGACCATGCTCGATGTTTTCCATGTTATCACTCAACCAATCAAACTTACATCGTTGACTACAAAAGTATTTATCTGAATTGTTAAAATAATAATAGCCATTAGCCTCTTTATTCATATCAGTATATGCATAACGACCTCTAATCACACCTCTAGATTTTAAAAATCTATCTTGTGTAACTTGTGTATGGCAATTAGGTCCTTGGCAAAAATGTTTGTTTGGCATTAGTGCCTCACTTTCCAACTTGTAGTTGCCGTTCTATATCCATGTGCATCTAGATCATAATAAACATAATAGGGAACACCTTGTTTTGATGTACCATATCTGCTTTTGTCGTCATGCTTTCCTTGTCTAGTAATATGTTTCTTATGCTTACTAGCCCAATAAGTTATGTAAAATGTTTTAGTCATATTTCTCTCTTTCTGTTATGGGATAATCCTATAATAAAATTATCCCATTGTCAATAGTCTAATTTAGACTTTCTTCATATTGTTTTCTAGCCAATATCTTTTGCTCTCTTGATTGATGTTTATTCTTCATGCCTTTAATCATACTAGCCAAATTACTTGGATTGTAGATTGTTAGACCTGTTGAGTTAGTTCTAATTAGTTCTGCCTCATCAACTTGTATTCCAAGTTCTGTTGCAAGTTCAATACCCTCACTCAAATACCTGTATGCTTTCAATCCAATTTTTAATTGATCGCATTGTTTTTGAATTGTATCAATCCAAGTTTGATGTTTGGAAACTAGATTAGCTTTTGCAACTCGCCATGCCTCAAATTGTGTGTACTCATCTTTGGTACAAGCGATTGCTCTTGACCTACAATAAGATGTTCCAATAACATCAAGATAGTATGGACTATCAAATTCTTTTGATATTCCTATTTCACTCTCATTGTTATAATTACCCCCATTGTGTCCAAGTGCTTTCATACATTCTTCAACGTGTTTTGTTTTGTGTGGATTGTCTTTGTTTGCGTCTTGTTGTGCAAAGATATCTGGGTTGCAATCTTTTGCTTTTAGTTCTTCTCGGTAGTATGCAACTGCAAACTTTTTGCCCTCATCACTTGAATACTCACTACCATTTAGATTGCCAAACAAACCAAAATCAAAATGTGATTTAACCTCTGTTGGTTGATTATCTTCATCAACACACTCATTGTGTGCAAAGTAAAAACATTTATCTTTTGCAACAACATCACAAGGTTGACCATACTTCTTTTTGAAGTGTCTTAATGTTGCAACATCATCTTTTGGATAAGACCTTTCAACTACTAACTTTGCAAGTTCACTTGCATATTTATAGTGATGATCTACACTCTCTCTTGCTTGAAGAAATGCCTCACGTTCTTGCGTTTCCTCATTCTCAAAGACATTTTTTATTTTATTAAAGAGTTTGTTTCTTAACTCTGTGTTCATTCTTACTCTAGTCATATTGCCTTTCTGGTTATTATTATTTATTTGCATGATTTGTTTTTAACACTTGACAAAAGGATTGTCAAGGATTATATATGATTTATTCCCTTTTGCTAATTACGGAATTAAAAAACTCAAATTAGCTGACTAGATTAGAAGTATAGACATGGTCATTAAATATGCAATGCTCTCTGGGACTTGCACCAGAAAAAGCAAGTAGGATTAAAGCGAGGGATACACAGACAACCTCGCCTGATCCCTGATCCATTGGGTAACTTGTGTTTAAACAAAGCTAGCACGCCTGATGGATCTGGGATCAGTCATTAATGACTGTGAGATTAAACACTATAACATAGGGCGTGATACCCGGACGGTATGGGAAATTAGGGTTGCAAACTGAAATCCTCCCCTACGTAGCATAGTGACTGATCATAGAATTTTGAAAGCTCAAGGGCGTCCAAATCTTGCTTCTAGCATTTCCCTGTACGTTAGCGATCATGGGTAAAACCTAGCAACCTGGAGTTTGGCCGGCCGCTAGTACGTCGACGGAACGCGGCTGGTTTCATATGAATTAAGAAAGGAATTATGAGTAGAAAACCAGGACCAGGACTTACAAAAATTTTAAAAATTCATGCAGCTTGGCTGGCAGCTAACGGCTACCCGAAGCAGCAAGCCACAAGCTGCAAGCTCCAAGCGTCAAGCTACAAGCAACGAGCAGCAAGCTTGACAAAATATAGAAATAGGATAATATAAGATTATGAATACAAAAGAAGCATGGACACTAGTTGGAGGATTAAGTAAACCATCAAAAATGCCTGGATGGTCGATAGGTTTACCGGCCAAAGAATGTAAAACTGGCGGCAAGCTCCAGAAGGTGGAGGGCTCAGTATGCTTTGACTGTTACGCTTTAAAAGGTTGTTATGTTTTTAAAGTTGTACAAGCAGCGCAATACAAGCGGCTAGCAGCTATAACAAATCCGTTATGGGTCGGAGCTATGGCGCTGTTGATCAATTCTAAAAAGTCGGATGTCTTCAGGTGGCACGACTCAGGAGACATACAAGACGAAGCTCACCTATTAAAAATTTTTGCAGTTTGTAAACTAACACCAAAAATTAAACACTGGATGCCAACGCGGGAGGCGTGGGTAAAATCTTTTATGCCTATGTGTCCAGACAATTTAGTGATCAGGTTTTCTGCACCGATGATTGACCAGGAAGCAGGGAAGAGCTGGGCCAATACTTCAACCGTGGTGACAGCTGGCGCTACATGCCCGGCACCTTCACAAGATAATGAGTGCAAGGACTGCAGGAACTGCTGGGACAAGTCAATTAAAAATATTAGTTATGGAAAGCATTAAAGAATTCCCGCGTGGAATACTGGATCAGGCAATTAGCAAAGAACCGGCGACGGCTGGGAATCAGCGTTCGCCTGGTCCGGGCCTAAAGCGTCAAGCTTCAAGCAACAAGCTCAGAGAGATTCAAGCTTCAAGCGGCAAGCATCAAGCCCCAAGCTACAAGCATCAAGCTTCAAGCCGCAAGCGACAAGCTCTTCTATTTTACTACCCTCATAAAGTTTCAAGCTGCAAGCGTCGAGGCGCGTGGCTAAGATAAAACTATTCTTAGGATGGTTGATATGGTAGGCAATTTGATGTGGTGAGAAGCGTAGTTTATTACCCTTCGTTACTTTCAACTCTACTGTAAAATATGTTCCAAAATTATTATATCCCAACAGATCAGGTGTACCTAAATTGCTTGTATTTTCTATTCTTGTCCACTTAATTGTGGGTGTATTCTTCTTCCAATACCGCCACAATCCTGACTCATTGTTGACCATATTTTACCGTAATGTCTTAGGTCTTGCCTGTAAGTTAAAATGTATAAATCTAAATGGATCAATGCCATTATCCACACTAAATTGATGTGGCAACCATGAGTTAAACATCAAAAGTGTGCCTGGTTTGACTGGCACAACTTGTCTTTCCATGGCTGAACACAGTTTAGAATGGTTCTTAATAGGAAGATTAAGCATCATACGACCTGGACGTGGGTCATGAAATACTGGTCTTGATGTCCTTTCAGATGCCTCAACAAAATAAAATCCTGATATATGATTGTCCCAATGTACATGTGTATCTTGGTGCCCTCCACCTTCATAGGCAAACTTTTGTATCCACATTTCAGTATAGTCTAGTGTGTAATTAGATATATCAAAACCTTGGTCTGTTAAAATATTACGACCTGTGTTTCTAACTAACAACTCAAACTCTCCTAGTCTTTCATCTTTGTATAACTCTGGTCCAGAATGATAAGACATACCATGATCTTTTATGTGTGCATTGAAACGTTTGTGTCTGTCATCAATAGTTTGTTTTGCATCTGCTATGGCTTTGTCTGTATGTTCATCACACACAGCCATAAAACTTTTATCTTCTAAATACTTTGGTATTTCTGCTTGGTATATCAATGTATCAAATAACGATACTGCTTTTAAATCACTCATCAAAGTATAATACCACCATGGTCTTTTACAACTTTACCCATAGGAGCTTTCTCAGGTATAACTTCTATAACAATACGATGTGATTCTCTTGCACCTATAATTTTATTTTCCATTAGTTTTACAGATTTAATATCATGAAATACACCATCCAAGGTCTTAACTTGCATCCTTGCATGTTTTACCATTTCTGCTTTCAAAAACTTATCTAATACTTGTCGTATTAATTTAGCGTCAATCATTGCTTGCTTTTTACAACAAGTTACGTTATAAGTCAACCATGGGTTTACCAAAAAAATTAACAGAAATGCAAATTAAATTTGCACATGAACTTGTAACCAATGAAGGTCGTAAGTATGCATTTGAATGTGCTGTCGAAGCAGGTTATGCAAAAGACAGAGCTAGAATTACAGCATCAGAATTACAGAACCCAAAAAAGTACCCTTTAGTTGTTAAATACATAGGTGAGATCAGAGAAGAATATCAGAAAAAATATGATGTCACCTATGGCAGACACATTACAGAATTAGGTAAGATAAGACAGGCAGCACTAAACAAAGGTGCATGGTCTGCAGCAGTCAATGCAGAAGTAGCACGTGGTAAAGCAGCAGGACTATACATTGAACAAAAAATAATTAGAACAGGTAAGTTAGATGACTTATCAGCTGAGGAATTAGAATCAAGACTAAAAGAAATTGTAGATGAGTATTCACCTATACTTGAAGGTGTTGAAACAGAAGACATTACCAAAGAAGTTAAAAAGAAAGTCAAAGAGTCTAGACTTCCAAAACTAAAAAAACTTAATTAATTTTTTTAATTGATACAATAACAGCTGTAGGAATTATAGTTGTATTGCCAATGTTATCAAATGTAGGTTTATCTTTTGTTTTAATATAATCTGTAAATATTCTAGTAACACCATTCTTTTGACTAACAAGATAACCTTTGGATACACACGTTGGTAGTTCTTCTTTGTTTAATTCTTTCGTATCACTCCAGCCCGCATTTCCCTCGATATCACTCCACTCGATTTCCACAAATGGATATGCTTCAATCTTGTTTCCTAAAGATTTTAAATTTAAAGGAATTATTTTTTTGTTTTTGATTCTTCTTTTGGTTCTCTTTTTTGTTTTTCGTTTTGGCATAGTGATATCCTGGATTGTGCTTTAAATTGAATTTATCCCAAAAATCTTTTTCTGTCATTATACTTATTACCATAACTTTTATAGTTTTCTACCTTCCACATTTTTGAATTGAATATAACCGTTGGTAATTGTAGTTTTTTTGCACCTTCCACATAAAAATGTGGAAGCTATTTTCCAGAATCGTTGGTATACAACACTTTCCACATTTCTACATAAAGAGTTAAAATATTTTTGACTAACCTCGGTTCAATTTTGGGAAAAGAAATGTGGAAAACGTGGAAAACGTACTATTTGCTATATATACCAACGGTTTTAGCTTCCACATTTTGCATTTTAAAAATGTGGAAAATGTGGCGAACGTTAGTTTTATGCGGGTTTTTGAACCTAGCTTCCACATTTTTCAATTCTGGAATTGTGGCAATTTTATGATTTGGCCACATTGTTGCCATAATATGTGTCAACCCGTCGCAGCCATTCCCATTTCCATTCTCGAAACTCGCCGCCATTTACGATGAACCTTTGAAAAAAATTATCTGGTGTACACATCAATATGACACCCTGCTCGATGCTCGTTCCATAAACTTGGTCATGAGCCATAGCATATGCAACAAGTTGTAACTTATAGTCATTTATCCATTCTGCCTTTTTGGGCTTGTTAGATTGTTTAAAGTCTATTATACTTTCGCGTCCTTGATAAATTCCACAAAGATCAGTCTGACCAGCATATAGTCCAGGATACCTTAACGTACATTCGACCCCCCACACCTCTTCCATATCAGGAAAACCCTTTTCAATTATAGTTTGCCCCATGCTGCTAGCTTCTCGCCCCAAGTCTGTAAGGTCTAGAACGTTGCCCCCCTTAACATAATGCTCTAAATAGGTATGCATTGCTGTCCCTCTTAGAGCAGCTGTGTTCTTGATTCTATCCGCCTCAACATTACCAACTTTAGCTTTCCACCTAGCCAAAGACTCAGCTTTCTCCGGGTCCTGTGTGCTTTGTAATATAGTCGTAACACTTGGTAATTTTTCTTGACCAATATCATACGTACGCACCCCATCAACAGATGATCTTACAGTCTTTGGGTAGTTGTATAATTTATTCCAGTTCAAATTTTTTACTTTCAGCGTTCGTGCTTTTTAAATTTTTAATATATTCTCTAGCTTTCATCATATTTGATTCTAACACTTTTGTCCAAATATAAACTGTCTTAGATTTTTCATCTAATTCTCTACAACACTTTATAGGCATCCATGTTTTAACGCCATCGATTTGCAACCAGATTGCTTTTTCTCTTTTCTCTAGCAGCTCATCAAAATTAACTTTAGTATGATAGTATAACGGATCTCTATTATAACTCATTTGTTTCCTCCTTTCTATTTTTCCAGACTCTAGTAATATTAACTATATCACTAAGTCTAACTTGATTTTTTCTATTATTACAACCTACACAACAAAATACTATATTACCTTGCTTATAAGTTTGAGTAGAATCTAACCGGTCAATTGAAAAATTAGACTCAACTCCTCCACGTTTACGTGCAGTATTTTTTTGTCCTCTAACACCTAACGCTCGTTGATAGGTCCAGGGCTCCTTGCAATACTCACAGTTTCGACCATGATCTTGTATATATAACATCAACTCATCATACAATTCTTCTTTAGTAATTTTAGGGACCCAAAGTTTTCTACCATTGTTGCGACGGCCGCGTTGAAAAACTCCGTTAATGACTTCACCCACATAGCCGCGTTCTGAGTTAATATACTTGTGGTCTGCTAGTGCAATTTTCTCTTTGTTTTCAGCACGATACTTAATTTTTCTTATTTTATCACAAGGCGTGCAACAGAAATTATATTGACCATTCTTACTTAAATAAAATTGATCTAAAGGCAGAGATTTTTTACAGATATAACAGTTTTTATTTTCTTGGGTCATACATTGTATATTTTAAAGTTAATTCATCACCAGGACTAACATCTTCTACGACGGTTATGGTCCATTTATCTAATCCAGGTTTAACTCTTATTTGTGATCTATGACAATTAGGTTTGTCACTATGATTAATAAAACCACCTAAAGGTGTTCTTATCAATATAGTTTTATTTTCTTCTATGTGTTTACTTGGGTTATCATTGGTTGCGATACGATAATGTGACTCACCAAGTTGACAACCTTTTGTTAATGCACGATCAGTATATAACCCTTGCCCCTCGATGTTTGATACTCCAATATATAATCCGTTAGGTAAAGGTCTATAAGTCATTTCTTACCAAATATTTCATTCCAACGTTGACGGTATTCATCAGTCGATGGACGTGATACGCCATCAAAGGTTCTACCTGCTGGTCTTTTTTTCATAGCTTTCATATCTTTAGCGCTGTTTGTGTTTGCTTGCATATGTCTAACTTCACGCAAAGCTTCTTTGCGTCTTCTAACCTTAGCACCGTCTATCTTCTTTGCCATTATTCTGGATTTACTATTTGTTGTAATAATACAATTCTATTCTGTGCTTGTATAATTATATCAAGGTGCTGCTCGACTCTCACTAAAAGTCCAACAGATAACTCAGATGGTAATGAATCATCAGTTTCCATAGATAAGATTCTTCTAATCTTTGCCTCTTCATCTATGATAGTATTATACTGTCTTTTGATTACTCTCTTTGCTGTCAGATTGTTCATCTTTTTCTCCTTTCTTTTGTTCATTAAAATGATTTTTTAAGTATTTAAAATTTATTGAATCACTAACATTGCCAGATACTGACACTCTTGTGCAGTCACTTTTAAATGGAAAGACCCAATGTTTTAATCCTGCAGGAAATATAAACATATCGCCTTCTTCAGGAAAATGTGAATGGTGTGTTATATAAGTTCTTGGTCCTTCACCATATATAAAAGTTATACCTCCAGGACCTGCAGAACGGCCCGTATAAGCTGCTTGCTCCTCCTTTAGTGCCTCTGGTATCGTTAGATAGATAACCCAAGACAAAGCACCACCATGATCGTGAGGTGGATTAAAGTCACCTGGACCTTGAAAGTTTGCCCATAGCGAATCTAATGTGTACTGTTGCTTAAAGTCTTCTGGTTTTGTAGTAACTTCTGGCGACCACTTAAATTGTGCATCAGCATACATGTCAAACATTTGATTAAAGAAAGGTAGAAATATTTTACTATCTCTAAACCCTACTTCTTTTTTAATTATACCAGCTAACTTTGGTTTAAAATCTAATGTGCTTGCTTCGGCTTCACTTAAAAATTTAAGTCTTTGTTCTTCAGTTATCTTTGTTTTCATTAACAAAGGGCCCCATCTAAACATCTGATACTCTAGTCTAATTTGTTTTTTCTTTTCTTCACTCATTTTTTTGACCTCAACATTGTTTCTAAGTTTTGATTATATTCTGATAGTCTATCAATATCTTTTTTTAATACCTCTCTATCAGCTTGTAGTTCCTCGATCCTCTTCTCTAGTTTCTCAATAATTAGTTCTAGATCATTAGGACCACGATCATTCATCCTTTTTATCTTTCTTCATAATCATTTTTACGGCACCCACAGGGTTAGGTTTATCTTCCATACCAGAAAACACCGCCGCACCTAAATTTATATAATCAGTGCTTGAGCAATGGCTTAAGCTCATCATAAGAATCAAAATACTCATCAAATTCTTTATCATGTACTTCTCCTTCTGAATTACAAACAGTGCATTGTGTAACCACATCTAATCTACCTTCTTCTAATAGAAGTTTTACAAAACCATTACCTTTGCATTGTGGACAAATTTTATCTTTCATTAGTTTTTACTTTTGTCTTCTTTTTTCTTTTCTTCTTGAACTGGTTTTAAGTTAACTAACATTGCAATAAGTGTAAACACTTCTGCATATGGTCTATTCTGCATATAACCTAAAAGTTTTTTTCTGTCGTCTTGTGATAATTTAAACATTTTTTACCTTTCCATTTAACTTTTCTACTTTTTCATTTACTAAAATATTAATTGTTTGACTACGACTCATCACCGTGTTTGGTTGTATGATGCGTCTAAGTTTATCTATCTTAGTGTACGTGTCTTTAGACAATGATACATTTTTGTATTTGCTTATGTCTGTCATATATTATATCCTACCTTTCATAGTAACACACAATATAGGATATTATCTCAATAAGTCAATGGTTAAATTTGTTTTATTAATGTTTATTTGCAGCAATGTGCCGGGAAATGATTGCAAATTAATACCTACTCCGGTAAGTCAATTCGATACTTATCATGAATGTGCTTATTATGGGTATGATTATTCTAGTATATTACTTAAAGATTTTAGTCCAGATTTTGTAGATCAATATAGAACGTTCACTGCATTCTCTTGCAGTGAAGAAAAAACTATCTAACGACACATACAACCTGTTAAACTACCACTACCATCGTTCATAATGTGTAGGTTTAATGTATCAACGTACCCTGTTAGTTTTAGTCTTAGTATTTCGCACAGGTCCATGCAACTTACTTCTTCCAACAAAGACATATGTTCCGTCATCTGCTTGGTGACAGGAATTAATTGATACAATCCGTCGTTTAAAATAATCAGTTCCATTTGCAAACTCCTTTACAAGTTTATACCAAAGATTTTTGTATTTTATATCTTTAGTTTTATTATATTTATTTGCTATCTCGTCTAAGTTTTCTGTTAATTTCACCATGACTTGTCCCCAATGCAATTATTTTATTTATACTATGTGCTTTTAGTTCAACATTGACACCATAAGGTCGCCATGCTTTTTTCATTAGATTAAGTTCTAGTAAAAAAGTTGACCACTGACCTTGTGATATACCT